AAGACCTGCATTATCTGCTGCAGGGCAAACTGCAAAAGGAGATAAATTGGTAAAAGCATCCCCCGCAACACCATCAACAAGACCAACATCAACTTCATCGATTGATAAACCTCAACAAACAGTTAAGACAGTTAAGGTTGTTGATTTGGATAGTCAAAGACGAAGAGATGCAAAAGCGAAACTAAGAAGTGCAGCTGCTGGAACTGGTCCAAGTGGAAAACCAATTATTACTCCTCCGCCAAAAGTACAGCAACCATCTTCTTCTGCTACACCTTCTCAAGGAAAACCACCAACAGGTCCAAAACCAACTGGAAAATGGGCAAAAATAGGAAAATTTGCTGGCCCTGCATCTGCTGCATTAGATACTGCACTATCTACTGCTGATGAAAGATCGAAAGGATCTGGATGGGCAAGATCACTCGCTAAAGGTGCTACAGTTGCCGCTGGAGGACTTGCTGGAGGCGCTCTAGGTGCTCTAGGAGGTGGTGGTATTGGTAGTGCTGCTCTTGGTACTGCAGGTGCTATTGGTGGGGCAGAACTGGCAGGAAAGGCGTTTGATGTTGCTGCTGGCGCTAATGCAAAAGAAAGAAAAGCAATGGCAACAGCAAATCGTCAACGTCAAGCAGGAACCGCTATCAAAGGTATTGGTGGTCCTACCAGTTTTGACACCAAAAAGAATACAATGACCACTGGTTCTGGATCACAAAGAAGAACTGTTCAACTTGCTAAAACTGGTGTAGTTCAAAGAGGTGGACAATCAGTTGCTGGACATCTTGCATATAAAGGTGGACAAGCAGTTTATAAGGCAGCTCCAAGTGCTCAATATACTTCTTCTAATCCGTTAGAAAGAATTGGAAGAGCTTTATTTGCTAAGGCTTATAAGAAGCATGATGCTGCTAAAGCACAACAAGCACTTCAAAAAGCAAGACAAAATGATGCTGCTCGCAATAAAAAACTTGGAGTAAAATTTGGTCCTGGCAAGTGATTTTTTATAAATACCTGTATATAAAGGTATTTAATTTATAACCATGTCTAGAATTTCGCAAGACTTTATTAACGATCTTGGTTTTTTATATGAGCACATTCATGTAAAAGACCAAGATTTTTTAAATGAAGAATCTGAGTATTATGATGAAGAAGCATCTGAGTTAGTGGAAGATATTATTTCTACCGTTTCTTTATCGATGATTTATGAGGGATTCAGTGCAAATGCAGTAATTGGATTTCTTGCAGATTCGTCGGAAGAAGAAATTATTGAAAAGTATCTGAGTTTTGATGAAAATATTCTTACTGAAAGTAATGTTTCTGAAGAATATATTGAAGAGCAATTAGAAATTTTAAATGAATTTGTTGGTGCTCTTTTTAGAGTTGGCAAGGCATTGGTTAAAGGTGCAAAATATGCCAAAGGTGCTAAAGGTGCAGCACCATTTACACGAATGGCATCTGGATTTAAAAGTGCAGGAACAGCAGCTGAAAGAATTGCAAAGCAAGGTCCAAAAGCAAGTTCTATTGTAAGATCTACTCTTTCAAAAGGTGTTCAAAAAGTAAAAGACATTGCTAAAGGTGCAAAAGCAGCACTGACAGGACCAACTGCAAAGAAAGTAGCACTAGGCGCTGCTGGATTGGGTGCTGCTGGTCTTGCTGGAGGTATTGGTGGATATATGGGAGCAAAACTTGCAGGAGCAGGTTCTGGATCAAAACCAACAGATTCACCACGACCAACTACAACAACACCAGCACCAGCACCAGCAGCACCAGCAGCGGCGCCGAAACCAGTTGCAACAACTCCTGCCCCTGCAACACCAGCAAAACCAGCAACAACACCAGCAAAACCAGCAACAACACCAGCAAAACCAGCAACAACACCAGCAAAACCAGATTATGAAACTTGGGCGAAAAAGTATCCAGATCTTGCATCAAGAGTAAAACCTGGTCAATCTGGTTATGAGGAAATTTCTGCCAGGAGAGACAAACCAGGTTCTTATGAAAAGCAAGATCAAACTCCAACTCAAGGTTCACCAACTGCGCAGATTGATCCTAGAGCAATAGAAGATTCTTTAAAGGCAGAACAAGAAAGACAAAAGAAAAGAATGGAGCAACAGAATAAAACTCCTGTAACTGCAAAAGAATCGTATGAACCTTATGATATTGTTTTAAACTATCTACTGTCTGAGGGTCACGCAGATACCTTAGACGAAGCAAATTACATCATGTTGGAAATGGATGAAAATGCAATTTGCACAATTGTTGAAGAGTATAACAACTATTTACTTGCTGAAGAAATTGAAGAATGGGTAAATGATTTTGTAAACAAAGGTTATGACTTTTCTGAATACACCTGGGATGATGTTGTTGAATATTATGTGAATGAGAAAAGACAGTTAATTTAAAAACATTATAGCATCTTCAAGGGGGCTTGACAAGTCCCCTTTTTTTGTCTAGACTACCTTTGTCCCGGTTGAAGATGAGGCTTTAGCTAATCTTAGAAGACTTAAGAACCACACCATAAATTCTTTCAGATTCACTCATATAAAAGGTACCACCAATATTTGTATTGTAATATTCTTCACTCATTAATACATTACGATTAAATTGTTCATAAGTTTCATAATAACTCATAGATTTTTTATGAGGACATAGGTAGAGAATTTCACGAAGAAAATGTTCTTTACCTAATCTTTTTACATCTTCATTAAGTTCATCACATGAACCGAAGTAATCTTTCCAATTAGATTCTTCTGTCTTTCTTCTTCCTGTTTTTTTATTCTTTTGCCTTGTCCAGAAATGTTTTTTGCCAATATACTTTTTATTATTCGTAAGATTCGTAATTATGTAAACAAACCCTTCCATTCCTTTGGGAACATCGGTAAAGACTTCTCTATTATATTGCCAATCCATAATAATTCTTTATTTGACTATTTAGATTTGCGTTTGGAACTGAGAGATGGTAGACTTGAAACGGATGATGATTTTCTAAATACTATGACTACACTTGAAAAAACTCTTCGGGAGTCGCATGATTGGGCGATTGATCGTATTCATTATTTGAGTGAAAATGACATTGATAATGCATATGCAATTCAATCCGAATTTAGTGAATGGTTGAATCCTGATATTCCAGATCATGATATTTACTCACTAGAATACTTAGGAGAATAAAATGCAAATAGACCTCCATAATTTTTTCAAGTACTACGACGAAAAAAACCCAAAGCATGTTGCTGCAGTAGATGACTTGGAAAGGTTACTTCTAGAAAAAGCACCAGAACTTCTAGAAGATGATTCGAATTGGGTGAGGATTTATCGCTCAAAAAACACTCCACCAGAACCAAAAGGAATCTTATTAGATGTTCCTTGGTATCCACAAACTGATAACTACGCACTGCCAGACTCTACTTGCAACTCTTCTGCATGTGCTATGTATCTTGAATTTCTTAAACCTGGGTCACTGCCATCAGGACCGAAAGGTGATGATGCTTATTTGAAGAAAGTATTGGCACAAGGTAATTCGACTGACCATACAGTTCAAACCAGAGTTCTGGAGTCTTATGGTGTCAAATCCACATTCAGGTATGATTTAGGGTTTGATGATTTGGATAGGGAATTAGAGTCTGGTCGTCCTGTGGTTCTTGGTATTTTACATCGAGGCCCAACTCATAGACCCGCCAGAAACTCTGGGCATATGATTTGCTGTATAGGGAAAACTGATAAAGGAGATTATATTTTTCATGACCCCTACGGAAGTTTACATAATGGATACAGTGGACCAGTATCTCAAGGAAGACAAGTGGTTTATAGTAGAATGGAACTAGAAAAAAGATGGACTGCTGATGGAACTAAATCTGGTTGGGGTCGAATTTTTCTTCCATAAATAAAGTGTCTGTTTGGTTAATGTGTAATTATGATAGATATGGAAATACTTGTTCTAGATTGTATCAAATTTTGAGGGAAGAAATATCGCAAAGATATTCGGGCGATAATAATCCGGCAAAACTACCAGAAAATAGAATAAAAATAAGTAAAGGAGTTGCTGGACTTGGTGAAAGGCATCCTATGAAAAATTTAGAAAATAGGAAAAAACAAAGTGAAATGATGAAAAGAAATAATCCATCAAAAAGACAAGATGTTATTATGAAAAAAAGATTAAAAATGATTGGAAATAAAAATGGATTGGGATATAAATTTACAGAAAACCAAAAGAATAATATATCAAATAATTTATCTAAACAAATATATGAAGTAACATCGCCAGATGGAAAAGTTTTTATTGTAATAAATTTGAGAAAGTTCTGTTCTCTTTATAATATTGATAGTAGTTGTATGTATAAAGTTTCTAAAGGTAAATATGATAATCATAAGGGTTGGAAGTGTCGCAAATTAACTAAATATGAATATGCATAAGAAACCACAATGACCATAAAATTCTTAGATGCTGTAAAGCATCATCAAGATCTTCAACATCAGATTGATGCCTGGCAATTTCTTCAGGCATCAATTCATAAAGAAATCCTTGATGAGTTTGCGAGAAGATATCGTAATGAAAAAGTAGAACCAACTCTAGAAGGACTTCCAATTCCTGGAGTAGAGTTAATTAAGGAATTTGAAGGATGTCATCTAAAAGCATATTATGATCCTTTGACTGGTGGACTTCCCATTACAATTGGTTGGGGAAGCACTCGCAGAAAAGACGGCACTCGTTTTATGATTGGAAATAAAATCACACAAGACGAAGCAGATGACCTTCTTTATTATCAACTGAGAAAAGAGTTTCTCCCACCACTTAAGCAGATTCCTTATTGGAATGAAATGAATGAAAACCAGCAAGGTGCTATCCTATCTTTTGCTTATAATCTAGGGGCACGATTTTATGGATCGAATGGATTCAATACTATTACTAAAGTATTGAAAAATAAAGAATGGGATAAAGTTCCTGATGCTATCTATCTCTATCACAATCCAGGTACAAATGTTGCTGAAGGATTAAAGAGACGAAGAATTGCTGAAGGTAAACTTTGGTCTTCTTAATCTTCTATTTTTGTTCTTAATGCAATCACAGTAGTTAGTAAAACAATCAACGTATCATACCCCCTCCTTTCAGATTCTTTGCAATCTAAAGGAGGGGGGTTTTTTAATTCTCCTTTTACATTTGCTTTATTCATAGAACCTGGAAGCATGAAATTACATGCAACAAAGTTCAAACCAACAAATCCAATTGTAGAAACACATACAGTAGTGATCAGTTTATTCAGTAATGAACCACACTTTTTTCCTACCAAGTTTGGCAGGTCGTCTGATGAACCTGATGACTTCTGCTGGTTGTCGTTTTGGTTGTGGTCTTTTTCCTTCATTGAATATTCCTTCGTTGGTGATTAATCTTATAATCAACAATCCAATGAGAAATATTTTTTTCATTTACATGTAAGGTTTTGCTATACCTTCATTTAACATTTTTTCATTCAATGTAACTGAATCTCCTATAAGATAAAGAGTTCCAAGTATTCTGCCATATTTATCTTCTTTGGTTGTTTCTATAATCCATTGACCTTCTTTAGAAAGTTCTTTTTCCAACCAAAGTCTTGCTTCTATTCCTTTCTTTTTTTCTTCTAAGTTTAATGTTCTTGTTTCTGACGCATTTAGACCTTTGAGTCTAATCTTTTGGGATATGGTAAGATTAAATCCTAAATCTATGTCTGCATCAATTGTGTCGCCGTCAATGATTCTTGTGATTTTCTTGATTTTGTACTGATACATTTAACTCATCATTTGCCATCTTAAGTATGTAGTAAATTATCCATAGAGTTCCTACTAGTCCAATACCTAACATAATGATAACACCCCAAACAACTTCATTCATTTTTATCTACCTTCCATATTGTGTATCCAAGTCTTAAGTTCGTGGATATATTTTCTCAACATATCTGCTTTTTCTAAATGCCATTTATCCCCACTCTTGAAATACTCTTGAGTATGATTATCTATTGCTTTCAGAATATTATGAATAGGAGCGTTCCAAGGTGCTCTCTCATTAGTATTAAACTCACGAGGCATATATTTGGAGTTTTAAGTATTTATTCCAATCTTATTCTTTTTATAAGGGAAAGCATTTCTACTCCCCCTCCTGAAAAGTGTGAATAGTCAGGCAATATTATTTATCACCTCTTCTTGCCACCATTCTTTGCTTTTTTCGCAGTCGCATTACCTTGATTTTGCTTGGGTTGCTTTCCGCCAGCGGAACCCTTTTTTCCTTTGTTGGGTGACTTTGCCATTAGTTTATAGGCATAACATTTTATTTATATCAGACAGTTTAAAAATTGGACTACTTGACAAATCCTAAATATTAACTTATTATGTAAAAATCCCTGTTATGAGCAGGGTCTTTTTTATGAGATATTGACTGTGATTAGAGCCGTGGAAGGTGCCCTTTGAGAAAAGGGTGTACCCCCCTTCTATACGGATGTAGAGTTCAATTAAATTTAGTGCAAAATTTCTTTACAGTAGCCCTGCCTCTCCTGGCAACGGTTACAACCAGTACGGCATCACTGCCATTCGTCAACTACAAGATGCAAGGTCCGCCTCCTCCAGTTCCTGGACAAGCACCTTTCTCAGTTATTAAAGAGTTTGACCTTGTAGATGAAAAGAAGACAGCAATCCGCGAGGTTGCTCCCGCAAAGCCAAAAGAGAAAAGGCTAATTTGTAAAGGGTGTAATGAATACGAAAATAAAACCCTGAGTTTTCTTCAGGATCGTGGTATTAAAGACAAGTATGCCCTTGCCACCGTCATGGGTAATATTCGACAAGAATCCGCATTTGTTCCGAATATTTGTGAAGGTGGTACTAGAACCTCTTATAGAGGATGTAGAAGTGGTGGATATGGTCTAATTCAATTTACGAGTGCGTCTCGTTATAATGGATTAGGTGAATTTGCTTCTCGTTATGGTGGAAACCCTTCTACACTTGATACACAACTTCGTTATATCATTAGTGAACCTCAATGGAAGAATATTGAAAATAGATTAAAATCTCCAGGAAAGCCCGTTGAATATTATATGCGTTTAGCATATTCTTGGTTGGGTTGGGGACACCATGGAGCAAGAACACAATATGCTTATGACTATGCCAACCGACTGATTTTGACTGAAGTTTGATATATAAGGGGAGTAAGAGCACTCCCCTTTTTTATGTTTAATTTTAATTTTGGAAAGAGTCCAGATAATAAGAAACTGATTATAGTAGGAATCCTATTATCAACTCTTATCGCAGCACTCTCACAATGTAGTAAGATATCAGAAAATGCACTTTGGGATTTATTGGATGAAATTCAAAGAGAGTTTTTCCCACAAACTATCATTAATGAAGTTATACTTAAAGATTCTGACAAAATAAATCGTAGGGTTGGAAGAGATGTAACCAGAGCAATAGAGCAGGTTACTCCAGAATATGATAGAATCATTCGAGAAGCAGACAAGAAGTATCTTCCAAAATACATTGAAGAGAAAAATGATGAAAATTTATGTTATACTGATGAATGTAAGAAACTTACACCACCAATGAGACTCTGTGCTCCTTGGATAGAAACCTGTAATTAAAACTACTATATAAACATATCTTATTTTTTGGAGATCATTATGTCCGTATCAGAAGAACTGCTGAATGCTGTTGAAGCGTGGAAAGTAGAAGATGAAAAATTTACTGCTGGTAATAGTGCAGCAGGCACTCGTGCTCGTAAGGCACTTCAAGAGATTGCTAAACTGGTCAAGACTCGTAGAACCGAGATCACTGAAGAAAAAAACGCCCGTAAGGCGGCTTGACGAGTTGGGGTTAAAGACCTTATAATACTCTCATGGGCAGGCGAGGTTCCAACCCTCTCATAAGTCCCTCCCCTCCTATGCCTCTCAACGATGCACAAACCAGGAGGTCTCTTGTCTCAGTAGCTCAGTTGGATAGAGCATCTGCCTTCTAAGCAGTTGGTCGGGGGTTCAAGTCCCTCCTGAGACGCTTGGAGTTATAAACTCCATATATAAAAGTGATAGAGGGTAAGTCACTGTTATATCCTTATGAGATATATCACACTTACTCCATCATGGAAGTTAAGTCAAAGAATCGAGACAAGCAGACAATGCCTTTTGAACTGGTGTAAGTCCAGTAACTTCTTACATTCCCCTATAGCTCAATTGGCAGAGCACGGTGCTGTTAACACTGGGGTTGTTCGTTCGAGTCGGACTGGGGGAGTTAGAAGGTCTGGAAATGTCTGGATCTTCTATAAGAGTCGGGATCATCATATCCGACTTGCTAAAACCTAGAATATTTCTAGGTCAGGGGGATGGCCTCCCCTGTTTCGCCCTTGTAGCTCAGTGGTAGAGCAACGGTTTTGTAAACCGTTGGCCGTCCGTTCGAATCGGATCGGGGGCTTGACATAATACTCATTATGTCTTATACTTAAAAAGGTGATACTAACCAAACCCCTTCCGTGTGTGAGTATAGTTCATTTCTAGTATAAATAATATTACGGGAGATGAACTATGCTTAAACATAAACATCATATTATTCCAAAATATAAAGGTGGATCTGATCTACCAGAAAATTTAGTTGAAGTTAGTGTTACACAACACGCTATGTTTCATTATTGTAATTGGAAATTATGGGGAAATGATCAAGATAAAATTGCTTGGATGGCATTATCTGGTATGATATCTTGTGAAGAAGCAGTCCATCAATCTTTGAAGTTAGGTGCAAAAATAAGAAACCAACTTCCTTGTAAAGAAGAAACAAAAGAAAAAATTTCCACAAATAATAAAAAAATGTGGAAATCTCTAACAAATGAACAAAAACAAAGCAGATTAAGAGGTTTTTGGAAAGGAACTCCTTTAGAAATGAGGGAAGAAATTTCTAAAAAAATACAAAAAGCAAAAGGTTCTATTGTAATATGTAAAGATTATAATACTAACGAAGAAAAAGAATTTCCTAGTTTGCAGTCTGCGAGAAAGTATTATAAAATAGGGATGAGCACCATAAGAGAATTAGTTTCGAATCCCCAAAAAATACATAAAGGAATTTCTGCTTATTATAAAAAATAATGCGTGATTGATGTAGTGGTAACATGCCTCCCTTCCAAGGAGATCTCCTCGGTTCGAATCCGTGATCACGCTTCTTAACCAAATCTTAGTTGACAAAAGACCCAAAGTACTCTAAGATACTATCCAGTCTTAAGGTTTCCTTAAGATCTTCTAAATAGTGAGACTTGATTGATGCCTCAACTACTCGCATCAATCTTGTGAATCAATCACTGAGGTTCATAGACCTTAGTGTATACTGTCGTTTAGTACTAAAAACTTTTTATGAAACTCAAACAACTGATGCTCGCACCTGTTGCTCTGGGAATGGTTGCTCCTGTTGCTGCGAATGCCGCAGATCTTAATATGGCAGCAGTCAACCAATACTCCTCAGAACAGGTCACGAGTGTTACTCAATTCTCTGATGTTCAACCCAATGATTGGGCATATCAGGCACTCAACAACCTTGTAGAGCGTTATGGTTGTGTTGCTGGTTATCCTAACGGCACTTTTGGTGGTGGTCGTTCAATGACCCGATATGAGGCAGCGGCACTACTGAATGCTTGTCTAGATCGCGTAACCGAAGTAACTGATGAACTCAAGCGTCTCCAAGCAGAATTTGCTCAAGAACTAGCAGTTATTCGTGGTCGTGTAGATAAACTAGAATCCCAAGTTGCTACTCTTGAAGCACAGCAGTTCTCTACTACCACCAAACTACGTGGTGAAGCAACCTTTGTTCTTGGTGGCGTAGATGACTATCGCACTAAAGCAGGTAAACTTACTACTGCTACAACTGGTGATGATGTCACCAAAACTGCCTTTAACTATGATGTTCGTCTGAACTTTGATACTTCGTTTACTGGTAGCGATCTTCTTCGCACCCGTCTACGTTCTTCAAACTTCAGTGCTGATCCTTTCGGTTCTTCTTCTTCACTCTTCAAACTGGACAAAGCAGACAACTTCTCCAGTGCTAATGGTGATAATGTAGTCCTTGATCGTCTGTACTATCAGTTCCCTGCTTTCAACAACAAAGCAACTCTAACTGCTGGTGCTAAGGTTCGTAACACCGAAATGGCATGGATTCCTTCGGCATATAAGTCTGAGATTCTTGACTTCTTTGCTGTTGCTGGTGCTCCTGGTGTTTATAACAAAGCAACTGGTGCTGGTTTCGGTGCTCTCTGGAGTCAAGGTAAGACTGGTCTTGTTGCTGGTGTAAACTATGTGGCACAGAACGGTTCTGATTCTTCCAAGGGTGAGTTTGATGAAGCTGGTGCTCTGAATACTCTTGCGCAAGTTGGTTATCGTGGTACTAATTGGGGTGCTGCTTTTGGTTATCGTTATGGTACTGAAGGCACTCGTGTTCGCACCTATAATGGTCTGAATGGTGCTTCTGGTACTCTGCTTCCAAATCAAACCTCCAATGGTTATGCCTTTAATGCTTATTGGCAACCTATGCAATCTGGTTGGGTTCCCTCAATCTCTGCTGCCTATGGTTGGAATACTGTAAGTGGTGTTCCTTCTGATAAAACCACAACTGATAATAGTCAGTCTTGGATGGCAGGTCTTCAGTGGTCTGATGTATTCCTGAAAGGCAACAGTGCTGGTGTTGCCGTCGGTCAAGCACCTACAGGTCAAAACCTGAATGGTAAGGATCTGGATCCTGCAACAATGCTTGAAATCTTCTACAAGTATCAAGTATCCGATCATATCAGCATCACTCCTGCTATCTTCTATGCTAGCAACAACCAACGTCTGGTTGATAACTCCTCTAATTGGGGAGGAGTTGTATCCACAAAGTTCACTTTCTAAGTGATAAATAAAAATACCTGGTTTGTGTGAGAACTTTTCAGGTGGGGAGGTCTTAAGACCTCCTTTTTTATGTTATAATATAAATATTAGTATCTCACACAAACTAAGGTTCGTATGTCTAAAAGAAGTATGATTTGTGGCGTCGGTATAAATGACGCTGATTATCCAGTAAAACCAAGAATAAATGGGACAGAAGAAAGAATTGAATGTCCTTTTTATAATAGGTGGAGATATATGCTAACTAGGTGTTATTCATACTGGGGGTTGACAAAACCCCCTTTTTGTTGTACCATTTCTGATGGGTTGGTAAAAAATATGTCCCTTCTCTCACAACAGGATCGTCAAATGGCGATTGAAGCACTAGAATATTATGTGCAAAAATTAAAGGATGATAACTGCAATCAGGTAGCAATTACTTCTTTCCAAACTCTTTTGAATTGGATTGAATTAGAACATTATAAACATGAAAATTAATCTTTGGTATTGTGCCGAAATGAAACTGTGGCGATGGACTCTAACTGATGATCATCGTCCAATCATAAAACAAGAATCGGGACAAAGAGAAAATCTAAGAGATGCTATGAATGATATAGCAAATACTGTGGAATATCTTATGAAGAAAGATTTTTAAAATACTTCATTTACACAGAGAATAATTGGAGTTCTAATTTCTTTTTGTTGATTATAAATATTTCAAAAGTATTTGGTTAGATGGAAGGTTTATACAAGTTACTGAGTGATATTCATTCAAATCTTTTTGTTTTATTTCATAAGACTTGGGTTTTTCATTGGAATGTTATAGGTTCTGATTTTCAGCAACTTCATACATTATTTGGCGAACAATATGAGGCAATGTTTGGTGAGATTGACCGTCTTGCCGAACACATGAGATTTTTAAATATTCGTCCAGTTGGAACTCTTACTCGCATTGTAGAAGTTTCTACAGTTGGTCAAGGTTCAGATATTGTTCAAATTGATGAACTTGGACAAAGGCAAATTGTTCCAGGTAAACCAGTCGTCAAAGCAGAAGAAATGGTTAAAAGACTTCTTGCGGATAATTTAATCTTTTTGGAACTTTTAACAGAAGCGTCTGAAGCAGCAGGAGAGCAAAGATCATATGCAACAGAAAATCTTCTCCAAGATTTAATGGAATCACATGGTAAGTTTGTATGGATGTTGAGATCAATAACTGAAAAATCTCAAAAAATGTCTATAGAGGATGTTGCAACTGAAGTACCTCCACAAGAACAACCTGTACAACCTCAAATTCAATAATACTGATATTTAATTGATTGATTAGAAATGGAAAATTTAAGAATCAGATGTCGTTCCTGTGGTAAGGAGATTGAAGGGCATCAAATTAAAACTGTAACTTGTGGTTGCCCTAATATGGCAACCATTCGTGGAGATAAGATTTCAGCAGTTGACTTATCGCAAATTGTTATGTTGAACTCTTATCATACAAAAACAAAGTCTGGCGTTCTTACTAATGAAGATATTGCCTGGCAGGAAGAGCGTAGAAAAAGAAAAGTTAGACGATTAGATTTTGAAGTCCGTTGAGGACTTATTGGTTATTATATTTTTAATAATAGTTAAAACTTTTTTGAAGTTTTCTATTTTGTTATACTTCATCCAAGAAGTATCAATAATACAAAGTTCTATATTTTTTTCCAGACACGCTTGAAATTTTCTTTCATCGTTATTTTGTATTTGCTTTAATTTTTCTTCACCATAAATTAGTTCGTAATGAAAAATACCATTCAATTCAAATGCTAAATTAATTTCTGGAATGTAAATATCTAACTCTGAATTAATAGTATCTTTTCTATTGAAGTGAAAGTCAAAATTATATTCTTGACTTAACTGTTCTTGTAAAAATACTTCGAGTTTTGATACTCTAGTTCCATTTGTTTTGTGGGTATTATTATAAGTCGCAGCACAACTTCTAGAACAAAAATGGTTTTTTGTTTTCTTTTGTTCTGCCGGAACTTTATGAAAACTTTTATTGCAATTCTTACATTTTACAAAGTTTTTTTCTTTTTCTTTAATTTGATATTTCTTATGACATTTTTTAGAGCAAAAATGATTGCCTTTTCCCCTTTTAACTTCATATGGTAATTTTTGAAAAAGTGTGCTACAATTTAGACAAGTTACATCAACCATAACTTTATAAATAACGGAAAGACCTATAAATATTTATATTTTTCAGATCTTTATCACTCCGTAAATATCATAGTAGAGGTCCGGTTGGCCGAGGACGCCGCCTTGAAAGCGGTCGGGGTTAATAGCCTTCGCAGGTTCGATTCCTGTCTCTACTGTTATAACTGTAAATATTAGAAATATTACAAAATTTAAGATTGTCTTAATCTATATTTTTATATCAACACAAACTTGACAAGTTGAAACTACCAACTAGTATAACTAGTAGTATTCAACTTGAACCTTATGGATCAGCACACATACGACAATTGGGTGAAGATCAAGGCAGTCTTTGAAGAATCTGGTAACATAGATAATATGTTCTATAAAAGAGCAGTAGAAATTGTAAAGACTAGAAGAGATCCTCTGGCAAAATTTCTTGGAGATGAAAAGTGATGGAACCACAGGATGAATTAGTGAGTCGTTCAGAAGTTCAGGAGATGATCGATGCTGCCATACGACGCCACAATCGTAATGCTTCGATTATCAGTATGTGTGTTGGTTGGGTTGTTCTTGCACTTTTTGCTGAGGGTCTGCTTAGACTCATTGGAGTAATACCTCCATTGTTGCCATCTCTTAGTATCACGCTAAAATAAAAAATGACAACAGAAGATTGGTTTATATTTATTGAGTTTTTCTCACATATGCTTTATATGTTTGTGGCATTTATGTGTGGTCTCATCATTGGTTACCTTGTAGGATTTAAAAACGGAGGAATGTAATGGGTAATTTGGTTATTAATACTATTGTTATTTTTGGTCTCATAATATTTTTTATAAATTGGGGACTTCACAATGCCTATCCGCAATAAAAGAAAATATGAATTTGCTATGTCTTCATTTGTAAGAATGCTTGGACATAATGTAAATCACAATCACGATATCAATCGGTTTTGTATAGAATGGTCTGAGTGGGGTGTAGACGCCCCTCTATCAGGACTGAATGAAGTAGACCAATACTTCTACTATGAATATAAGAGTTGGAGAGGGGGATGATTTTTCACATCGTAGAAACACTTGCATCAAGTCCAGTCTGGTTAGGACTTTGTGGAGCAGGATTGACAATCGCTCCGATTATGGGTATAATGCTTATACATCGAACTAAATAACGATGTAACGGGGTATAGTAGAAAAGTATAACTCTGCGTTTGGGACGCAGCGAAGAGGGGGCAGTACCTTCTACCCCGATTGCCAGTTTCCCAACTGGCACACTTGACCAAACACAGTCCAACACTTATAATACTTAAGTATTCATCACACAACAATGTCTCTGATCGAAAAATTCAAGAAAGATGTTAGCACTTTGCGTTCTGCTGCTAATGGGGATATCTACCTTGATGTAAAGAGTCCGAAACTTTATAAGAAAGTTCGCCGCTATTATGAAAATAATGGTGTCGTGTTTTCTGGAGATCCCCTTGACGATTATGAAATGCTGATGGATTATCTCTATCAGGATCTTGAAACGATTGAGGTTGCCTAATGAAAGTCGTCAAAAAACCTACCATTCTTCTTGAACGGTTTCCCTATCGTTATGTCCAGGTCGGTACATTAGAAATCAACGGGAAACCTGATTATCGTATTCAGAAAGTAGATTCCTACACTGGGCGATATAGGGATATGTATCTTTTAGATAATGAGATGCAATTGATGACGGCAATGGAAGATTTTTCTTACACTTGTTGGTTAGATTCAGATATGGTTCCTGCATATGTGAAAGATGACGAAGACACGGATAGTCTTTAAAAGAACTGGTCGGAAGCAAACCCCCCTATGTCAAAGTCTAATATATTCAGATATATTGGTAATATTCTTCTCTTATCAGGATACTTTTTCCTATTATGGGGAGATATGAAAATCGGACTATTTGTAAAATGTATTGGAAACGTATTTGTCGTTCCCTTTGCTATCAAATATAAGTTTTGGGACATTCTTTTCTTATGTGGTTTTTATGCTGCCATTGAAATTCCAAAACTAGTCCAACTTTTCCTAGTTAAGTCAAACTAGGTGGTGGAGCCAATCCCCAATATGCCCGTGATGGAGACACGTTAACAATCCTGGTGCGGATGGGATAACTCCCGCCCAGTTTCTTGCTTCTGGTCAAAGAGCAAGTGGCGAGCCTGCATAAACTGAGTAGAGGGGAGTTGCATAAACTCTCCTTTTTTGGTATAATTGTATGATAACAATCTATTGTTTATGAAATTACATTTAACTTACTTTGGAGATAATAACTTTTCTTTAGGTAAGAATAGAATCAGAAAGCAAGCAGAAAACTTTGGAGTCTTTGAAACGATTCAAGAGTTTGGAGAATCTGACTTGGAGGATAATCTATTTTGGGAGCAATATGCAAAACCAATGATGAATCCTCGCATAGGAATGCCTAGAAGGTATTATGGATATTATGTCTGTAAACCTTACTTTATTCTCAAAGCACTAGAAAATATTCCTGAAGATGATGTACTTCTTTATGTTGATTCTGGATGTGAGTTGAATAAAAACGGTCTAGAAAAACTGAAACAATATTATGAAGAGTGTCTTGAAACTGAGGGAGTCTTCTTTACTTTAGATCTTCCAGAAATTCAGTGGACAAAGATGGATACCTATCACCATATTGTTGGGGACAATGATGAATACCTTATGACCCGACAAGTTATTTCTGGTATCTTTTTCCTGAAGAATACACCTATGATGCGTGAGTTAGTTCAGAAATGGACTGATGTTTGTATTGAAGGTGGTGGAAAGTATCTTGATGATAGTGCTTCAATTCTTCCAAATGATGAAATTTTCAGGGAGAATAGACACGACCAATCTATTTGGTCTTTGCTTTTAAAGAAAAAGGCAGAAACTCATGACTTTACATTTCATGAGGATGATACTTATGAAACGATTTGGAATGCTGCTGGAATGTCGGGGGTTCCTGTAGGGCAGCAACAAGCACAAATTTGGAATACCTACGGTAGAGAGTATCCAATCTGGGCAACTAGAAATGGTCAAGTAGATTTTACAAATTGTCAAGTATGAAAAAAGCATTAATAACCGGAGCGACAGGTCAAGATGGTTCTTATCTAGCAGAATTACTACTTGAAAAAGGTTATCAAGTTCATGGCATTATCAGACGATCATCCCTTATTAATACTAATCGTATTGATCATATCTATGATTCTATTACTCTCCATTACGGTGACCTTACTGATTCTACCAATCTTGTAAGAATTATTCAAAAAGTAAAGCCTGATGAAATTTATAATCTTGGTGCTCAAAGTCATGTCAAAGTATCCTTTGAGATGCCTGAATACACTGCTGATGTGGATGCTGTGGGAACTCTTCGTATTCTTGAAGCAGTGCGTCTTTTGGGGATGGAAGATAATGTCCGCATTTATCAAGCATCTACAAGCGAACTTTATGGTCTTGTACAAGAAATTCCTCAAAGGGAAACTACTCCTTTTTATCCCCGTTCTCCTTATGGGGTAGCAAAACTATATGGTTACTGGATTGCAAAAAACTATCGTGAATCTTATGGAATGTATGCTTGCACAGGTATTCTTTTCAATCATGAATCTCCTCGTCGTGGAGAGACATTTGTTACTCGTAAAATTACCCGTGCTCTCTCAAAAATCTCTACAGGACAACAACAGATTCTTGAGTTGGGAAATCTGAATGCAAAGCGTGACTGGGGACATGCTAAAGACTTTGTGGAAGCAATGTGGATGATGCTTCAGCAGGATGAACCTGATGATTTTGTGATTGCGACTGGAGAGCAATATTCTGTGCGTGAGTTTGTAGAAGAGGCAGCACCTTATTTTGGTATGAATATTGTCTGGCAGGGTGAAGGTCTAGATGAAATTGGTATTGACAAAAATACAGGAAAAATGGTTGTGCGAGTTAACCCTAAATATTTCCGACCTGCTGAAGTAGAGACTTTATTAGGTGATGCCACGAAGGCAAAAGAAAAACTTGGTTGGACGCCAAAGACTTCTTTCAAACAATTAGTTGAGGATATGTGCATTTATGGACAGTGATTCTAGGGTATTAGTTGCTGGTGCCAATGGAATGGTTGGTTCAGCAATTGTGAGAAATCTTGAGAGTAAAGGTTATACCAACATCATTAAAGGCACTCGTAATGATGTAGATTTTACAAATCAAGATGAGACAGAAAGATACTTTTTTTCAGAAGAACCTGAGTATGTTTTTGTCGCTGCTGCTAAGGTTGGCGGTATTATGGCAAACAACAACCATAAGGCAGAGTTTCTGACTGAGAATCTGCAAATTCAGACTAATCTTATTCAACAGTCTTATAACTTTGGTGTAAAGAAATTACTCTTCCTTGGGTCTTCCTGCATTTATCCTAAGTTTGCCACTCAACCAATTACTGAAGATCAGTTAATGACTGGTCCTCTTGAGCCAACTAACGATGCCTATGCTATTGCTAAGATTGCTGGCATTATGATGTGTCAGGCATATCGTCAGCAGTATGGTTTCAATGCCATTTCTTTGATGCCTACGAATCTTTATGGTCCTAATGATAATTTTGACCTGGAGACTTCACATGTTCTTCCTGCAATGATTGCTAAATTTCATAACGCTAAAGAATCCGTAACTCTTTGGGGTAATGGTTCAGCAATGCGTGAGTTTTTGCATGTTGATGATCTTGCTGAAGCATGTTATGTCTGTATGCAGAAGTATGATGAAGCAGGACATATTAATGTTGGTACAGGTGAGGATGTTGGAATTTGGGAACTTGCAAATATTATTGCTGATGTTGTTGGTTATGATCGTGACATAAACTGGGATTTCACTAAACCAAATGGAACTCCTCGCAAGGTTATGAATGTAGATCGAATCAAAGCACTTGGATGGAAACCAAAGATTGGTCTCCGTGAAGGTATTGAAGATACATATCAGTGGTATAAACAATGTCTGTAAAAGACTTTTATAAATCTCACATTGAGTCTATTCAAACTTCTTACGATTATCTTGAAGATGAAAAGGTTGAGAAGTTGATAGACCTTATGTTAAATTGTAAAGGAAAAATACTCTTTACGGGAATTGGTAAGAATGGACATGTTGCTGCTAAAGCAACTTCTACAATTTCTTCAATTGGACTTCCTTGTTTTTTCATTGATGCTGTTGATAGTGTGCATGGAGACATGGGAGTTGTTGATGAAAACGATATATTGATTGCTGTATCCAAAAGTGGAAATACTGATGAATTGATTAATTTTTTACATCATGTAAATCATAAGAATTGTAAGATTGTGTCTATTCACTCTAATGATGGAAATCAATCTCAAAAGTATTGTTATCTTGATATTAATTTACATGTTGATAGAGAAGCGGACCACTTAAATATTGTTCCAACTTCATCTATAGCAATTTTTACAATTTTTCTTCAATCAGTTGCTTGCGAAATATCAAGAAGAAAAAATCTGACACTTAAACAGTTTGTCCAAAATCATCCAGGTGGTAGTATCGGAAAGACAACAGTATGATTACTCATAATGATATTAAATATGTAATTATTCAGGCTGGTGGTAAGGGCACTCGTCTTGGAAAATATACTATGAATAGACCAAAATGTTTGGTTCCTGTTTATGGTAAACCGATGATTGAGCAAACCTTAGAAGTATATAAGGATAAAACTGTTATCATTATTGGGGACACTCACTTTCAAATGTTGTCCAATTATATTGGTGAGATTAGTCATAGTGATAATTATATTTTACTTCAAACTGATGAGGATGGCACCGCAGCTGGAATCACATCTGCTCTTGAAAATATTCCTGATGGAGAACCTTTCATCATAACTTGGTCTGATTTGTTTTTTGAGAAAGAGCAAGAATTTCAATTTGATAATGAATTGCTTGTAGGTCTTGCTGGTAATTTTGATTGTAGATGGTCTTTAGAGAATGGTGTATTTAAAAACACTCCTTCTCAAGAAAGAGGTGTCTCTGGATTTTTTGTCTTTAAAAATAAAAATAGGTTTGAAAATATTAAAACTGATAAGTCTTTAGTGAGAGGATTTTTGAGTGATAATTATATGCCCTATGAAATATCGTCATTTACAAATCATCACTGTTTTGAAGTAGGGACAATTGATAAGTATGAGGAGATTTTGAGTAAACAAGTTAATCATCGTTTCTTTAATGAAGTTATAATTGAAGATGGTAAGGTTTATAAAAAGTGTGTAGACTTGAAGTATGAAAAAGTTCATGAAGCAGAAAAAGAGTGGTATGAATATGTAAAAGATTCCTTCTTTAGGATACCAAAAATTTATTCGTCAAATCCATTGGTTATGTCTAAAGTTGATGGAAAACATGCTTGGGATGTTAAAACCAATAAAGATTGGGTAATAGAAAATTATTGCAATGCCCTTCAGGAATTACACTCCATCAAAGGAAGTTGCGAACCAATTAGTGACTATGATTGTGCGGACACTTATATGTTTAAACCCTATCAGCGGGTAATGCAAGTCAGACATATCATTGAAGATTTTTCTAAACCTGTTATTCAAATTAATGGAAAATCCTGCAGAAATCCATTCTGCGATATTAAAAGTTTTGAGAAGATTGTAGAAAATAATCTTCTTAAGAATATCAATTATACTGTTATTCATGGTGATTGTACTTTTAGTAACACTATAATTGATGATAAGAATCAAGTTTGGTTTATTGATCCTAGAGGAATATTTGGTGGGTCTAAAATATATGGAGACCCGCGATATGATTGGGCAAAACTTTATTACTCTGCAGTTGGAAATTATGATAAGATTAATTCTAAAAAATTTAGTGTAGATAGAAGTAGTGATGTTAAACTTGATATTGAGACTAACGGATATGGGCATCTAGGTGAATATATTATTCAGAGATCTAAAATGTCTAAACTTCAGATGCTATTAATACATACTAGCATTTGGTTTTCTTTATCTGGATATGTAAAGGAAGATATAGATGCAGTTTTATATTCATTTTATAAAGGATGTGAATTATGGACAGAAGTAATTACTCTGATTTGAGTAAAACTTGGATATTTGATTTAGACGGAACATTAGTCAAACATAATGGATATAAGAATGAAGGAGAGCAACTACTTCCTGGTGTAAAAGAGTTTTTCTCTAAGATATCAAAGGATGATAAAGTTGTTATTTTGACTGCCAGAGATAAGGAGTATCAGGAAATTACCGAAAAGTTTCTTACAGAAAATAATATCAGATTTGACCATATCATCTATGGATTGCCCATAGGTGAGAGAATATTATTCAATGATAAAAAACCAAGTGGTCTTAAAACTGCTTATGCCTATAACTTGGAAAGAGATGGTGGATTATGAATGCCTTTATAACTCTTAACGATCCAAGATTTAATTATCAATATAAAGGATTTTGCTCCATTGTATGTGCTATAATTGATATAGCAATGGAGCATTATTGTGTGTATGGAAATTTGAATTGTAGCGTCTACGAATCACAGACTCTTAAATTATTTGATAACACTTATGAAGTTAGTGATATAGAATATGATGCTGGATCTTGGTGGTTAGATAGATTTTTTAATAATCAATTACATCATTCAAAATATTCTGCACACACTATTGCAAATATTGATAATCTAAAGTTAAAGAATAAAATATTTGATAGTATTCTTAGTCTTAAAGAGGATAAGTTAAAAACTTTTCAACAAAAATTTACAGACCTAGGAATTACAAATAAAACTCTTGGAGTGCAAATCAGAGGCACTGATAAGAAGACAGAAATACCAGAACCAAATATTGAAAATATCATCAGTAAGATTGATTATTACTTTAATAATAGTGATGTAGAAAATATTTTTTTAGCGACTGACGATATAAAATATCTAAATCCAATCAAAGAAAGATATAAAGATAAACTTTTATACGATAATCAAATTACAATAAGTAATAATGATACTCCACTCCATACTTTTCCCGATAGAGACTTAATAAATGAAGAAGTATTATCGAGCGTTTTTATTCTTTCAAGGTGCAGTCACTTTTTGTATAGTTTTTCAAATGTTAGTCTCCTTGCGTTAATTATGGGAGCAAATGATTTTCAAACAATACTCAATTTAAATCAATGAAATATATTTACCATCATTTAGGATTAGGAGACCACATCATTAACAATGGTATGGTTAGGCACTTTTATAAGCAATATGAATCTATTTGTTTATTTGCATACAAGCATAATGTAAAAAATGTGCAGTATATGTATAGAGATTTGGATAATCTTCAGGTTATAGGTGTTGAGAGTGATGCACAAACTGATTTCTATATTTCTAAAAATAATTTAGATTGCATTAAGATTGGATTCGATAAGTTATCCGGTGTGATGCCTGATCTTCCCTTTGATAAAGCATTCTATAAACTCGCTGGATTAGATTTTTCTGTTCGCTTTGATGAATTTTATTTTGAGCGAGACTTAGAAAAAGAACAAGAGGTCTTGAATACTCTGAATCCAACTGGGGAGAAGTTTATTTTTGTACACGATGATGCATCCCGTGGATTTTCAATTGATATGAATAGAGTCAAGACTGAGTATAAGGTGATTATGAATCATAAGAGATTTAATGTTTTTGATTACATTACTTTGATTGAAAATGCTGAAGAAATACATTTTATGCAGTCATCATTCAAGGAATTGATGTGCTCTTACAAATTAGAAAAACCTATTCTATATCAGCATAATTATATTAGGCAGTATGATGAATGTATGAATTCTTCTGGTCTTAATCCATTTATTGAGATAAACTAATGATTAGTATTGTAACTGGCACACTAAATCGTGTGGGAATGCTTCCTAACTTGATTAAAAATACTGTTCTTGCTGACGATAGAATAGAACTTGTATTGGTTGATGGTGGGAGTAATGACGGCACTGTAGATTACATTAAGCAAATCAATCATCCTCAAATCAAACTGATAGAGATTGGTGGTAGAAGTTCTTATCCACATTTCATGAATATTGGTATTCGTGAATCAACTCATGAAATAGTGTGTCAGTGGAATGACGATGTTATTTTATGTAATGATTGGTCTGAAGTTATTATTGAAACGCAATCAAATCATGACTTCTATCTTTTTAATTGGAAGTATGGATCTTTTGATGAAACTAAAAATCCAGATTGGTTGAATGGCATTGACCATACATCTGGATGGTGTCTGTGTAACATTGCCGATAGTGGTGGTGAAATTGTAATGAATTATGGACTATATCATAAAAAAATATTCAGAGAAATAGGAATGTATAATCCTGAATATCAATATTATTGTGCAGATGGTGATATGTCCTATCGTGCATATTCTTTCGGATATCAAGTTAAAGACCTAAGACATATTAAGGTGTGCTCACTTCCTGCAAGTAAAGTTGCAACTTCTCATCCAGGAGATCATTCAATATATCATAAAAATATGGATTTATATCGGCAGAAAATTCTTCCAGATTGTCTTCAGTATCTTTGAATAATCATATCGCGGTGGTTAGATAATTGCTTATCATTTTCATCAAAAGGTTCTCCAATAAAAGCAAAGTCATCTAACTTGCGATCTCTTTTAATTGGATTTCCAATTTGCTCATAATTAAAATATTCGTCATGAAGAAATAAACTTGTAACTGCTTGGGGATAAATTACCTCCTGTAGAAATCTCTGGTCTACTGCTCGGTCTGGTATCCAATGTGATGTGCTGATATATTGTTGCATTTTTTCATCAATGTTTTGAATGAATCCAGATTTGCAACCCCACATTCCAGCACTAATTTCCCAAGCGTGCCCTCCAGGATGGTCTCTAATGATATGAAACTGTTTATCTGATTCTAACCATTCATTTACAGCAGCAACATCGCGCTCAAACAAACGAGAATCACAGTCTCTGGAGATAAAACATTCAATCCCTTCTTCAGATGCTGGACTAAATCTCCACATTGCATTAGAATGATTTTGATTATCTCTTTCTACGAGTTTTACATTATTGCTTTCTAATTCTTCTAATATATAAGAAGGTACTGAGTCATCATGATAAACTCTCATTTCCCATTCTGGGTAAAACTTATTCTTAAGAAGAGAGTTTTTAATTGCTCCCACAGTGTATTTTGGGTTATCACCCCATAAAGAAAAAGATACAACTTTCATATTCACATCAATTCTTTATTATATATGACTGAGAAAAAACAGTATAACTTAGTTGGTGGTGGTTTTAATAACTATGATAATGGAAATAAAGCATCTTCCATTTATAAGCAGGAATCAAAGTTTATAGAGTGGGTAGATTCTGGAGCAGAAGAAACTTTCTATGTAGATCGATACATTGGTCTTGCCTTTGATGATGATTATAGTAAAAAGAAGTATGCTTGGTTACTAGAGTCTGCAAATATTTGTCCAGATGTATTAGAAGATGTGAAGAGAAATTATCTTCACTATATTAGAGTTTATGATGCAATTTTTACTCATCATCAAGACTTAGTTAAATTGCATCCTAAGTTTAAGTTTGCTCCTTTATATGGCAGTTGGATTGCCGACCCAAAACTTTACGATAAGAGTAAATTAGTCTCTATGATTTGCTCTAACAAGGTAATGTGTGAAGGGCATCAATACCGTTTATCCTGGGCAAAGAAACTACAAGGGAAAGTTGATTTTTATGGAAGAGGATTTAATGAGATTCAATCCAAGGAAGAGGGTCTAGCAGATTATATGTTTTCAGTTGCTATTGAAAACGCTTCTTATGAATCTTACTTCACTGAAAAGATTCAAGATTGTTTTTCTACAGGAACCATACCAATTTATTATGGGTCTCCTGATATTGGAAAGTTTTTTAATCCCAAAGGAATTATTACGCTTACTGATGATTTTGATGTCTTTCAATTGACTCCAGACCTTTATTATGATAAACTGGATGCAGTAAAAGAAAATTTAGAGAGAGTCAAAGATTTTCTAATCAACGAAGATTACATTTACAAAACTTACTTACAAGAATTATGATTTTAAGTTTTACTAATATTGTAAAAAAATACAATATGAATATTAAAGGAATTATTCATATTGGTGCTCATCAAGGTTGGGAGGTTGATGAATATATTAATAATGGAATTCAAGATATTGTTATGTTTGAACCTGTAAGTGAGAATTTTACAATTCTTGAGGAAAAACTTCGGGATGCAAATGCTAATATTTCTGCTTATCAAGTTGCTCTTGGTAATGAAGAAAAAAATGTTACAATGTATTTGAGTGATAATGGTCTTCTCAGCAGTTCCGTTTTAAAACCAAAAGTTCATCTTGAACTTCATCCAACTGTAGGATTCCCTACAACAGAAGAAGTTGAAATGAAAAGACTGGATAGTTTTGCTGAAGAGACTCAAAACTTTAACTTTATCAATATGGATGTGCAGGGATATGAACTTGAAGTTCTTAAGGGTGGTGCAGAAACTCTGAAGCACATTGATTATGTTTATTGTGAAATCAATCGTGATGAACTATACGAAGGAAATGCTTTTGTAGAAGACCTTGATAAGTTTCTTGCCGATTATAATATGGAAAGAGTGGAAACCGATTGGGCAGGAACTCTTTGGGGAGACGCTCTCTATGTGAGGAAGTGAAATGACTATAAGTTATAATCGTCTTGGGTCAAATGGGCGTCTTGGAAATCAAATGTTTCAATATGCTGCTCTTCGTGGTATTGCAGCAAATCGTGGATTTGATTGGTTGATTCCTCCTCCAGACAGTTATGGTGATTCAAACTATGGATTGTTTGATTGCTTCAAGATGTCTTCGGTCAAGGAAGAAAACTTTGGATATTTAAATGCTCAAAGTATTTCTTCCAATCAGTTTCACTTTTCAAAAGAATTCTTTGATGGATGTCCCGACAATGTAAATCTTCATGATTACTTTACTACAGAGAAGTATTTTGAGAATGTAAAGGATATTATTCGTAAAGACTTTACTTTCAAGGATGAAATCTTAGAACCTTGTAAGGAGATTATAGACCAACTGGATAATCCTATCTTTATGCATTTGCGTAGAGGTGATTATGTAGTCAATCCAAGTGCTCATCCAATTTGCCCCATTGAATACTATGAGGAGGCACTAACAGATTTTGATGAAGACAAACCTGTTATTGTCTTCTCTGATGATATTGGGTGGTGTAGAGATCAACCTTTTTTTGAAAGTGATAGATTTATGCTCTCTGAATTTGATGAGAAGTATGCACAAACTTGCGATACCCTCCAAGGAAGACAACAAGCATTGATTCCTTATTTTGACTTGTGTATGATGACTCTCTGCACAGGAGGAATTATTGCTAACAGTACTATGAGTTGGTGGGGTGCTTGGTTGATGCAAAATAGGACACAACCAATCATTTATCCTACACAATGGTTTGGTAGTTACTACGACCATTACATTATGGATGATTTGTGCCCACAAGATTGGTTTGGAGTTGGAGTATGAATAATCTTACATTCTTAATGCCTTGTCGGATTGAGAGTGAGGACCGACTTAAAAATGTGATTACATCTATTAGTTACATCACTCATCATTTTCCACAGTCACCAATTATCATCAAGGAAAATGATACCCAGTCAGTCTTTCAGGCAAAAGCACTTCCAGTCATTGAAAAGATCTTTGGGGATATTCCAACAAATCTGTATCATATCTTTGAGCAGTCTGATAATAAATTCTTTTACAAGACTCGCATTCTAAATGATTTACTTCTAGCATCAAAAACAGAAGTTGTTTATAATTATGATGTGGATGTTGTTTATCCAGTATCCAGTTATGTAACTGCATATAATATGATTATGCATGGTGGATTTGATGCAGTCTATCCTTATGGTTGTGGTGTTTATCAATGGGCAGTTGATTACCCCATTCCACTATTTGATGCTTTTATTCAATCAAAGTTTGATTTGAATGTTCTGCAATCAAAATGTAGACTGCAACCATCAGTAATGGGATGGGGGCAAATGATTAAGCGTCAAGTTTATATTGACTCTTATATGTGGAATGAAAATTTTATTTCTTGGGGAGCAGAAGATTGTGAGTATTATTATCGTCTTCAAGCACTAGGTTATTGTGTTGGTAGAGTCAATGATATGGTTTACCACTTTGACCATGCTCGCACTTTCAATTCACACTACCACAATCCAAAGTTTATGGACAATCATAATCTTTGGCAAACTATTCGCACTTGGGATAAAGATGCTATAATAAGGTATTATGAATCTCAGAGTTATGTTAAGGAGAGAAGGAGTCAGTTGAATGCTAGCGTTTAATCATCTTGGAAAACTGGGTAGACTTGGAAATCAAATGTTTCAATATGCTTCATTGAGGGGCATTGCCCGAAATCGTGGATATGATTTTTGTATTCCCAATCATCAGGAAGTATTGAAAGATCCTTATGGGTTTGATGTAAAGATAGAATTATTCTATCCATTTAAAATGACATATGTGCTTCCTCATAATATTAAACTTCTTGATAGGGGATATGCACCCATAGCACAAGAGAAGCAGTTTCATTTCGATGAGACGCTTTTTAATATGTGTCCAGATGAAATTACTCTTGCTGGATTCTTTCAATCTGAAAAATACTTCAAACACATTGAAGATGAAATTCGTGAAGACTTTTCTTTTAAGAATGAGATTCTATATCCATGTAAAGAAATGATGGAGTCTGTCGGAGAAGCAATCAGTCTTCATATTCGTCGCACTGATTATCTTCAGAATCCAAATCATACTGCTCTTGGATTAGAATATTATACTGAAGCACTTCAAAAGTTTGATTCAAATCTTCCTGTGATTATCTTTACTGATGATGTGGAGTGGTGTAAAGAGCAGGAAGTATTCTCTGACGAACGCTTTATGATTTCTGAATCTGGAGACCACTATGTAGATATGTGCTTGATGACTCTGTGTAAATATCATATCATTGCAAATTCTTCATTCTCTTGGTGGGGCGCTTGGTTATCCAATTCTGATAATGTGATTGCACCACATAAATGGTTTGGTGAAGGAAATCAAGATAAAAATACAGAAGATTTAATTCCAGAAAGGTGGAGTAAACTATAATGGACAAAAACAAATCTGCTTATAAACTTAAAAACATTGGGCCCATATATTATCTGAATCTGGATGGACAACCAGAAAGAAAAGAATATATGGAAGAGCAGTTTAAGTATTGGGAAATAGAAAACTATACTCGTATTTCTGCTTATGATGGTCGTGATGATGATTTAAGTGACATTATCAAAGGTCGTTATCCAGAAACAATGACTTCTGGTGAGATTGGATGCACTACATCACACCTCAAGGCAATTAAGCATTGGTATGAAACTTCTGATAGTCCTTATGTGATTATTATGGAGGATGATATTGATTTGCAGACAGTAAGATTCTGGGATTTTACTTGGGCAGATTTTGTATCCAAGATTCCTTATGATTGGGATGTTGTGCAACTTGCCATCATCTGCACTGGTGATTTGCATGTTAAGTTGCATAAGAGATTTGTGAATGATTTTTCTACTGCTTGTTATATGATTACTCGTCATCATGCAGAAAAACTTATTAAGTTTCATGTGAAAGGTGAAAAGTATAAATTGGACCAAGGTGTAAAACCAAGAGCAGTTGCTGATGACTTGATTTATAATTCTGGTAATACTTATTCAATTCCTCTTTTTCTTTATCGTATTGCTTTAGGATCTTCTATTCATCCAGAGCATATTGATGTGTTTCACCGAGCAAGTCACGACGGACTTCTTCAGTTCTGGGAACGTCAGGGTCATGATATGAATATTGACGACTTGATGAATTATGATCCGTTTTTAGGTCGGATAACCCACCCTTCTCAGCAGCAAAGTCAGTAATCTCTGACAAAAACCCTTGACACCTCTTAACATTTGCTATATAATTCTGTTGTAAATCTTTACAAAAGATAATGACTGTAACGACTAACGAATATGGGCAACAGAATATGTTTGCCAAAGAACCCGTAATGTATTATCAGAACTATGGTATGCTCACACCTAATCAAGTAAAGGAGCGTACAAATGGTCGTTGGGCAATGATGGGAATCGTAGCAGGCTTGATTTCTTACGCAACTACTGGTAAACTATTCTTCGGTGTGTTCTGATGACTGAAGTTTTCTGGACCGCCATCAGCATTACGTTTTTTGTAATGCTTGCATATTCTGTAGAAAAATTATCTGAAACTTACTGATGACTACTTATCAAATTACTATTCAATCTCCTGACGGTTCTGGTAAAACTTTCCAATGTCCTGAAGACCA